TAGGGTCGGTTCCAGGTCCAGAGGGAATAGCCGTAAACGCTTTACTAGCGTCACGAACAATAACTTCACCGTTAATGTAATTGACAAGATCGTCAAAGTTTTGATTTGCCTGAGAAGACTCAATCGGAGTCCCAGGGATAAAAGTATAAGTTTTAGCAACAACAGTCATCGTACTCTCCTAGGTACAAACTTAAAGATCAAAGCATCAACACCCCAAAAAACAGGGGCCTGAGGATTTGCGGGATCAGGGATAGACAAAACTTCTCCACCAACCTTTAAACAAACCGCACGGGAAACGCCAAGGTTTGCCCCACGGTCAACATATGCGTAATTTCCTGCTCTAGCCCACAAAGAACCACTTCCGTCATTATTACCCCATTCTGATGAAGGATCATCCCAAACATCGGCATTAACGGAACTACCACTTGCTTCAGAACGGAATAGGAAGTTTTTAATAGGGATACTAGGGTCATAGTTTGCATACGAAACAACAGGCAAATCATACGCCTGCTCAACTTGCATAACTACTTCAGTTCGTCGCCAACGTTTCTTAACGGCAGGTTCACCCAAGTCAACCCAACGTGTACGGTAGTAAGAGTTAATGGGGGTTATGCCAGCAACACCACCCATGTTGTCGTAAAACTGATCGTGAACATCAAGGCGATAAATCAGATTAGTGCTATGCAAATAGGCTAAATAATTGTCATTTCGATGACCACGAGCATAAGGGCCAGCCTGCAACGAATATTTCGTCCAAGAACCACCCTTTTTCAAATGTGGATCAAAAACAAATGTCACCCCACGAGGGACCGAGGGATACTCGTCCCAAGGGACACTAAGCCACAAACGATTTTCAATCCAACCCAACTCAACATCATTAATTGCCGAAGTGGGGATAGATCCATCACGCATTGCAGGCCAAATTTGTTCAAAGACCCAAGAAACACTACTGCCGTTATAAACATTTAAACCAGTTTGATGGTCAAAGAAAAACAAACCAGCAGGAGTAGCCAAAGCCCCCGAATGAGATACCGCACCAACCGTGCTGGAAATGTTTACAACTGAAAACGACTCAGCAGAATAACCGTATACAGCATAAACGGAGTCGCGTTTAAAAACAATTAGTTGATCGCCAAACGGAACAATAGCCGTAATGTAATCAGAATCTTTACCATCATCAATATCAATATAGTCTTCTGTGCGCCAATTCTCACCAGAATTATCAAACGTATTAGCCCAAGAAAAACGAACACGGTTGGGATAATTTGTACCCGATTCCCATGTACTAGCCACCCACATATAACCCGCATGAACGGCAGCATGATCGGCTCTAGGAATATTCCCAGAAGTCGGAGTAGTCGTATTATTAAACGCACTAGTTAACGTTGACGCAGTAGAACCATCCCACTTCGCAACATTAGCGTTACCACGAACCCAATAATTAAAATTATTGAACGTGACAGGACAAACTTCCTGTGTAGCAGAACCTAAACTGGAACCAACAGTAGACCAAGTGGAACCAGTTCCAGCCTTAATGGTTGTTCCAACCTGAAACATTGTATAAACAGTTCCAGCATCGTTATACGACCAAATAGTATCAGGAGCCCCACCTGTGGTTGATGCAGAGAACGGGGTAACACCCCGTCGAACCTGAAAACCACCACGACGATCAATGTCAACATTCAACAAATCAGGCGACTCATTTTCAGCCAACCTAAAAGTATCAGAAACAAGATTTAAACCGCCAGTAAAATCACGCAGCGTATAAAGTTGAGTACGTCTAGGAGTAGTACGCATCAGTCAAACGGGTAATTCAAACGTTCGTTCTGACGAACCCGTGGGCCACCGCCAAGAACGAGAGGGTATGGACCAGGAGTATCGCCATACTGCTTCTTTAGCAACTCCATCTCAGCATTAAACGCATTAATGAACTGACCCGCCATCTCAGGATCTTCCTGCTGCAAATACGCCATACCCAAAAGATACAAACGCACAGCATCATGGAAATCATCAGGGAAATCAGGTTCAGCACCCGAACCATCAGCAACCCAATCTTCAACCTTACGGTAACCACGAAGATAAAGAACGTCCCCACCAGCAGGAGTCGGATACAACCTAAGGTTGTCACCCCAAAAGTTAAAGAACTCAGGAGAACCGTTATTCGTCTGATACGGCAAATATGCCGCTTCAGCCTCATCACGACCCAGATAACGCAAACGAGCATCGTTACGAACAATAGACGTAATCTCATCCACATAAGGAACAAAAGCAGACAACGAATAGTCTTGCTGGTCGTTAACGGTAGTTAATGTCCAAGACGTTTCAAAAAACGGCCAACGCTTGCGAGTCCGAGCAATCTTAATCGTAGCGTCCCTAGCCCAAACATCTAAAAGATCATTTGGGACTTCAGATTCGTCCAAATCAAGGTGTTGTCGCACATAGCGACGCAACTGGTCTAAGTTATAAGCCATCAGATTTCACCACGAGAACGAAGATGACCGACACACCAATCAGTACCCCGTGCAGGCCGAGCCTTACAAGGTTCACCAACTTTAGTCGTGCCAGAACACCCAATATGGGTATCAACAACGGTTTCAGTAGGCAAAGAAAAACCAGAACCAATAGCAGGAACAGCAGAGTTTTGATGTTGAATTCTGGAAGAATCCGTAACACCACCCGATGCTGGAATAGCATTTGCTCCGTAACTAATTGCAATCTGCCTCAAAGAAACCCCTTAAAATAGGAACGGGGCGGGGGCCGAAACCCCCGCCCCGTTACAAATGCTTGATAAAGATTGTTATCAGGCAGTCTTGGCGGTGAGAACACCCTGACGAGCGCGGTTGCTGATCGTCAGTTCGCCGTAGCACAGGATTTGTGCGTAACGTGCATCTTGGTTGTTCGGACGAACAAACGGAGTTGGCTTGAACCAGTTATCCGAGTGACCGACAAGACGGATGTACTTGGTATTAAGGAAGTACATATCGCCAGCCGTGACATAGTTGTCATAAACAATAGGCGCACCCTTGAACAGAAGGTTCTGGAAACCACCATCAGCCGTCTTAGAGTCCATGAAACGCTCTTGTGGCTGAAGAAGGTCTTCATACTTCTCAAACAAAGCACGGGTCGTGAGAATCACGTTCGGCTGATCGTTACCAGCAGAAACCGTGTTGTAAGCCGTACGCATCTGAGCGAGCGTAAGCGCACCAGCAGACGTGTTCTTGTGACCAGGAGCCCACCAAGTATCAGTAGCCTGATTGATGCCACCAATGTTAGTCGATGAGGAGTCTTTCACAAGGGCTTCAAGGCCAAGCCAATCCTTGCCAGAGTTACCAGTAGCGTTAGAGGTAAGACCCGACGAAATAAACATCTGGTCAAACTTTTCGGTAATGGTTTCTTCCGCTTGGAAGGTCTTCGCCTCAAGAAGATCAATGATCTGTTCTTCCGAGTTGTTCTGTGCTTCTTCGATACCAGAAATGGTAATCGACGCAGCGTACTGCTTCCAGTTGTACTCAGCAGAGGTGATACCAGTCTGCGGAGTAATGTTGATTGTGTCATACGCTGAGTATGACGCAGCAGTACCGTTCTGTCCGTAAAGAAGCGGGAGGACGATCTTAGAACCACCAGAGATGGTACGGACCTGACCAGCCTGCTTCAGAAAGTAAACAAACGGACGTGCTGAAAACACGTTATCAACCAGTTTTGGCATGTGATTCGCCAGAGTGGTTGAAAGAATTGTATCGTAATTAGCGTTAGGCATTTTGTATCCTTGGAATTAGAGGTGCTTATGCACCCAATGACTTCTTGGCTGCCAGATACGCTTCCCGCAAAGAACCAAACCCCTCGTTGCCAGCAGGACCAACAGATCCATTACGGCCAGCACCATTATGCACAGTCTTAGAAGCCTGCCGTTTGGCATTAACTCGCTTCTGTTCTTCTGCCTTCTTCGTTTCAGCCTCTACAAGACGAGCCTGCAAAGAACTAAAGTTCATGTCGGCATAAGCAGAACGAAGATTAGGAAAACCACCTTTAATTGCGTGAGCAAACAAAGTTGATTCATCAAAATCTCCATACTGACTACGCATAGAGTTCAGTTCCGCTTCGATAGCGGCCTGGGTTGCGGCTTGTTCCTGCGCTGCAATCTTCTGCTCAAGAATAACAATGCGTTGTTCATCGGGATCAAGATCCATAAAAGAATCCGTTTCCTGAACATCCATTCCTACCCCAAAAGCCTCTCCAAGAGCCTTAAGTGTGTTGGCAGGATCAGAACGCAATGCTTCCGTTATGGCTTCAGCATCAGCGAGGCGTTGCCGCATCTCGGATAACTCTTGAGTCTTTTTTGTGTAATCAGACTGTCGGAGATAACCGTTTCGTGCTTCATCTAGGGTGATCTGAGAACCTTCGACTTCAAAAAGATAGTCTTCAGGTGAATCGGATTCCGAAACAAAGTCACTAGATTCGTATGAATCTCCGCTGGTTGGGTTGTTCTCTCCGTCAGAATAATCTGCCGAATCGAAGCCTTCAGTTGAGTCGAACGAACCTTCAGCCACCGAAGCATCGGTGGTATCAATATCACTCATTTTTTCCTTGGAGTCCTATGACGATCATAGGTTATTCCCTATTAGAGATATTAAAAGTGTCCCGAATTAAAGTTGCAAGCCCATTTGGTTTTGCAACTGAGCAAGTAATTCAGGAGGCAAACCGCCCTGACCAGTTTGCGACATATTGGTTTGCGGAGCAGGTTGCATACCAGCCTGTTCCATGCCGCCAGCATTTTGAGCCATTAACAAATCCATAGGATTCATTTGCTCACCATTCATGCCAGGTTCACCCTTGGGTGGACCCATTCCAGCATCAGGACCCATAGGAGGCCCACCAGCAGGCATAGCATTAGGGTCCTGTGGCATCGGTTGACCATCAGGCCCCATAGGCATTGGCTGAGGAGGAGGCATCATAAATTTGCCTGGAGATTTAACACCAAAACCAAACTGAAGCACATGCTTGGCAATCTGCTGAGGATCAATAACAGACCCAATAAGCGGAGCCAAACTGTTCATCATCGCAACAGCCTGCTGACGACGGAAAGTATCATTCTGTGGTTGAGTAGAACCGCCCTCAACTTGGAAATCAAACTCACCTTCAATGTCATCAGACGTAAAATCAAACCAAAACTGTTGACCTTCAGCACCGACAATGCGTGCAGCCTGCTCACCAGTCATATACTGTTGAGCCAACTGAACAACCTTGCGAGCAATATTACCAATAGCAAGTTCGATCAAAGCCAACTTATCCGCAGACCTAGCGTTACTGGCATCCTGAATCATCGCTGCTTCGGTAGCAGTACGGCGCACCTCAGGGGTTGCGCCACGAGCGTATTCATTCACACCCGAAACCTTATCCATATCAGCCTCAATGATTTGGCTGTATTGATAAAGATCGCCTGACATGGGAGTAATCGGAACAGGCAAAATAACATCTCCAAGAGGTTGATTATCATCAACAACCTCAATAGCAACGTTATCTTCGTTAGATTCAAGACCTTGACGGCCTTCAGGCCCAAGCGCAGAAGCACGGTACAAATATTTGCGACCGTACTTCTTACGATGGTTCATCATCTGTGAACGAGTCTTATTAAGTTCCTGTTGGGGAGCCTCAATCATTTCAAGATCACCGATGGGATAAAACTCATCGGGGATTTCGTAGTTTGCAATAAACTCAAAGGGATGGCCAAACTCATATGGCATTTCCTGAGGGTCAATTAGAAAATCATCTCCACCTTCAGCAAAAACGGAAATGTTTTCACGTTGAAGATCATAGAATTCCCAGACCGTAACACGTTGAATGTCGGTATCAACCTTACGTTTTTGATCTTGAGTCAACCAATCAGACGAAAGGACAGAATCAGCCTTCAGATCACGACGTACACGACTGTTATAACGTTTATCGTCTTTAACTTCTTCAATAGGACGGATAATACGTTGAGCAATCCATTTAGCATCTTCCAAAGACGTTGCTTCAGGATCAACAAACATATCAAACGGAGAAACACGTTCCAAATAAGGTTGATCCTCAAGGATAACCATTTTCGATTCAGGAACATTTGCTGCAATTTCTTCATCCGTAGGCACTTCATTGGCCATTTCGGGATTTTCCATTGCATATTCATCAGCCTGAGAAACCATTTCCTCAAACTGACCACGTTTTTCGCCTTCGGAAAGTTCTTCTTCCCCTTCAGCGAATTTATAGCCGACTTTAATCCAACCGTGGCCGACAGTTAGGAAGTCTTTTGCAGCACGACGGAAAGGAGTGCGGAAATTGTAGTGTCTCCACCAGTAATTAATGACAGATTCAGTAATTACAGCACGGTCCTCGTCCGTAGGACGATTCGCCAAAACCTCAATCTTTGGATGATTGACGGTGATAGACGGAAAAATAACGTTAATTGTTGAAAACGCAATATTGATCGCAATGCGATCTTCTTCGCCAATCCCCTTAGGGAAATGCTTGCCTTTATAC